GCAGTGCTGCAGCTGGTGGGTGAGTGACGTTTATTCCTGGCAGGGTGCCACCAGCGATGGCAGGCAAGGTCAGCCGGCTGCTGTCAGACCTGCACAGCTTTGCCCAGCTGCACACCGTGCAGGACAAAGACAGCAAGCGCCCGGTGCGCTTCTCACCATTGCCCATGCAGCGCAAAATCTTTGATGCAGTGCAGGCTGGGCATAAGCGCATCATCATTGTCAAGGCGCGCCAGGTTGCTGCAACCACTGGATGCAAAATGGTGCTGCATCATATGGCATACACCACCAACTATGCAGCCATGCATGCAGTGGTGAGCATGCGGGATGACTCCGCAACTGCCCTGATGGATGATCCCAGACGCTGGCTGAATGACCCGCCCACACTGCTGCAGCGCCCGATACAAACCAAAGCCAGGGGCAAGGTTGTATATGCTGACACTGGTGCCAGCCTGCAGGCATTTACTAGCAGAAGTCAAACTGGGCTGCGCAGCTTCACCCCTGCTGCTGTGCTGGTGTCAGAGGCAGCGTATGCGCCTGACCTTGAAGAAGTCATTGCCCAGGCTGATGCAGCGGTGGGTGATGGCTTGCTGATGGTAGAGAGCACAGCCAACAACCCGGCTGACTTCTTCAGCCAGCTGGTCAAGGGAGCACCAGAGAACGGCTGGCACCTGCTGACCATGTGGTGGCACGAGCACCCAGCCTATACCAGTGACCTGGTGCCTGATGACTTCCAGCCCAGCAGCGCTGAAGCCCAGCTGGCTGACCGCTATGCCCTGAGCAGGCAGCAGCTGCACTGGCACCGGACCACCAGCAGACGGCTGGGCAGTGATCACAAGTTTAGGCGGGAATACCCAGCCTGCCTTGATGACTGCTTCCTGCAGCGTGAAGGTGGCTATTACGGTGATGAAGTGCTGTCTGATATCCATGTGGTGGAACACATCAGCACCACGGCTGGCAGAGAGATAGAGCCGCCCCACCCACATGACCGCTATGTGATGGGGGTTGATGTTGGTGGTGGTGTTGGTGGGGATTACAGCGCACTTGCAGTGGTGTCAGTGTCCACCATGCAGCCGGTCTATACAGAGCGCTGCAACACCACAACCCCTGGCAAGTGGGCGCACCGGGTCATTCAAGTGGCAAGCCGATACAACAAAGCGCTGGTGCTGGCAGAGTCAAACAACCATGGGCATGCGCTGATGCTGGAGCTGGGGAACTGCGGATATCACCAGCAGTGGAGAAGCCCAGCTGGCAGGCCATGGGTCACCACGCTGCAGAGCAAGCTTGATGCGTTTGACACGCTCAGAGAAGCCCTCAGCATTGTGAAGATTATGGACCGCGCCACATGGCTTGAGCTGCGCAGCCTGACCATCCCAGCAGGCAAAGTGGCACCAGAGGCACCCAGGGGCTGCCATGATGATGCAGCCGTGGCAATGGCGCTGGCTTATCGCTGCATGCGCGATGTGCCTTCTTCCTGGCGCACGCATGCGTTAGTATCCGGCAAGACTCGTATAGATGACTTGATCAGTGCCAGCAGGGCAAAGCGCATCAGGTCTTCAGCACTTCCCTTCTAAGGCTGACCATGCTGACACCAGAGCAAGTGGCTGACTTCTACCATCAGCACCGTCAATATTGGGACACCAGACGTGATGAGATGCGAGAACTGCGTAATCTCTACATGACGCGCTTCTGGCAGGATGAAACCTTCCCCACACTTGATGGCATCTTGCGCACTGAAGTGCCCAAAGCATATGCCGTGGTTGAAAGCTACCTGGGCAGCTTGTATGCAAAGAACCCGGCTGTATTCGTTCAGCCTGACCTGCGCGCCAGGGGAAACCCTCAAGTGGCAGAAGCCACGGCTAACCAGTATCTGCTCACCATCCGTGAACAGCTGGAAGATGCAACCCGGCTGGCGCTCATCTACCCCTGCGGTTTCATCAAGCTGGCACCAGTGCAGAGCGTTGACCCACTGAAGCGCGTGTCATGCGCAGCACTGCCACCATGGGAAGTGGTTGTTGATGCCACGGCAGCCAGCTGGGCTGCGCAGCGCTACGTTGGGCATGTGCAGCTGATGCCCTTGCAGGAAGCTGCTGAGCGCTATGGCAAGCCTGAGCACGCATTCAGAAGCCGTGCATACAGCAAGTGGATTGAAAGCACCGGGATTGCTGGCAAAGATCAGATGCTGGGGCTGGGTGCGCCCACCACGGTGCCAAAGTCTGAACAGTGGGTGCAAGTGGTTGAAGTCTATGACCTGGTGCATGACAAGCTGCTGGTGTGGTCTGAAGACTATGCAGACGGCACTGACTTCCTGTTCACTGGCATCACCGTGCAGGTGGGCGCACTGGATGCAGATGCTGCTTCTGACACTGAAGCCCCTGATGCTGAGCTGGTGCACGAGACAACGGGCATACCCTTCAAGTCAGCCAATGGCAGACCAGTGGTGCCCCTGCTGCCTCTGTACTTCAGCCGTGATCCTGACACCCCACTGCGCGGCTATTCGCTGGTGCAGCGCTCGCTTGACCAGTTCAGAGAGTTGAACGTCATGCGCACCTATCAAGCTCAGGGTGTGCGACGTATGGCACGTCAGTGGATGGTGCGCGCTGGCTTCCTGAGTGAAGACGGTGCTGCAAAGATTGCCCAGGGGCTTGATGGTGAGTTTATTGAAGTGGACCTGCCCCCTGGCACTGACCTGACTGGCAACATCACCCCAGTGCCCCAGGCACCCATACCTGCTGACATTAGTCTGTATGCCCAGACGGTTGATAACGATATCAATGCAGCAGGGCTGCTGGCACCCTTCACACGTGGTGAAGTCACCAAGAGCACCGCTACTGAACAAAACCTGCTGGCTGCCTACACCAGCAGTGAAGTGGGGCGCATGGCGCGTGTCAGGGATGGTGTCATCACTGGCATTGCCCGCACATACAATGTGATGTTGAGCGTGGTGCTGGGTGATGATGCAGAGCCTCTGGCACTGCCGAACCCGGTTGGCCCCACCATCCTGTCAGCAGATGACCTGACCGGTGACTTTCAATACTGGGCAGTGGATGCAGGCACCACGCCAATGTCTGACCTTGCACGTCAGGCAGTGCTTGAGCGCATTGCACCGCTGCTGGTGCAGCTGGGCACCCCACCAGCAGAAGTGCTGGCAGAGCTGGTGCGTGCATACCAGCTTCCTGAAAGCTTCCTGGCAGCACCACCACCACCAGAGAACACCCCACCACAATCAATGGCAGCTGGTCAGGCTGATGCAGAAGCCCAGGCTGAAGCTGCTGCCATAGGAGCCCAAACCGATGCCTCTTTACTCTGACCGCTCTGGCATGCCTGCAGAGATGGCTGACCTGGCAGCAGCCCAGGATGACATCATTGGTGAAGAAGCTGCTGAGCTGATCCCACCACCCAGCAGCCCATTCAATGCAAAGGTGCTGACCAGCTTGAGCAAGGCACTGGCAGCCGTGGCAAAGGTCATGGGTCTGGACCTGACCCCAGAGTCATACTCTGAGCCGGAAGCACGGCTGGCACCGGAAGTGGCACGCTTCCTGATGATGATGGCTGCAGCTGCTGAAGACTACGGGCAGCCCCTGCCAGTGGCCCTGGATGCCATCAAGGGTGACAAAGAACTGACTGCCATCACCGCGCACCTGATGCGCCTTGCCAAAGACAAAGACTTCAGCACCTTTCTTGATGCGCCTGCTGATGAAGAGCGCGCTGAAGTGCGGATTGAAGTCAGCCCTGATGGCATGGACGTGGAAGAAAAAGAAGACTTTGACTTCAGCAGCCGCATGCGCCGGGGCTGACCCATGAGCTTCACCAGCTTGCGTGCACGTCTGCTGCGGACGTTTGGTTATAACAAGCCAAAGACTGTCATCCCTAAAACCAGGGGGCAGGCATACTATCGAAGCTATGCTGGTGGCACTGATGCTAATCTGGTGGATGCCATCAGCAGAAGGCAGCCGGTCAGCTTCTTCTATACCGACAAGTGGCAGCCCCCTGGCACACCTGGTGCCAGTGGCTTGCGTGTGGGCAACCCTCATGCGCTCTGGATCGGAAAGAACGGCACCAAATACTTGCACCTATACGTTGACCCCCAGTCAGCCACTGCCACCGGTCAGCTTCCAGGCTGGCGCACCTTCATTGTGGGGCGCATCCGTGATGTGTCCGTCTTTGAGCTGGGTGCCAAACTGTTTGGCAAGCCGGTGCAGTTCATCAGGGCACCGGGCTTCAATCCCGGCTGGTATGCCCGCAATGGACAAGCAATCAAAATAATCCAATAACCATCAGCAGAAGGAAGTCAGACATGACCACACCAGACGCACCAGCACACCAGAGCATTGCAGAAGCAGTGCTGGCAGAAGTACAGGCAACCCAGGCACCAGAGCAGGAAGCAGCACCAGCGCAGGAAGCTGCCCCAGCTGCTGAAGCAGAAGCCGGTGAAGTCGAGATTGAAGAAGCCGGTGAAGATGAAGCACCACGCACGCGCAGCCTGTCATGGGATGACGCTGTGAAGCAGGTGCCCCCAGACATTGCAAAGCTGATGCGTGAGCTGCGCAGTGACTACACGCGCAAGACTCAAGACCTGGCAGAACAGAAGCGTGAATTC